CAGGTCTTTCCAAGAACAATGGCCTGATTGGTTTGGAGTTAGTTTTTCATCTGATAAAAACTCCCAACGTCACTTTAGATTAACAAATGGTTGTGAAGTAAAAGCTGTTGCAACATCAAAAGACGCACTAAGAGGTTATACTCCGAGTATTCTTGTATTCGACGAGGCTGCATATATTGAAGCTGATGATGATTTTTGGGCTGCTTGTATGGCCTCACTCTCAACGGGTGGTAAAGTTATAGTCATTTCAACCCCCAACGGATTTGATCAAATTTATTATTCAATTTACGATCAGGCTTTACGGGGTATGAATGATTTTAAAATATCTGAAATGTATTGGTATAGAGACCCAAGATATACCAAAGACCTTTATTTAGTAAAAACCAAAGATATTGTTCATTATTTGTTAAACAAAGAAGAATATACTGAAGAGGAACACGTAATTAGGTTGGATGGTGCGGGTTGGGATTTGGATCTTGAATTTGTTATTCAAAAAATCAATGAAGGTTATAAACCTTGTTCTTCTTGGTTTGAAACTATGGTTAAGAAGTTGAAATACGATAGAAGAAAGGTGTCTCAAGAATTGGAGTGTAACTTTCTTGGTTCGGGTGACAATGTCATTGACTCTGGAACTATGGAAAAAATCAAGAAAAATGATATTAAAGAACCCAAAGACAAGATGATGGGAGGGGCGTTATGGGTTTGGGAGGATCCAATATTGGATCACAAATATATTATGGGTGTCGATGTATCAAGGGGGGATTCAGAGGATTTTACAACATTTAATATTGTTGATTTTGACACAAGAGAACAGGTTGTTGAATTTTTGGATAAGGTTCCACCTGATATTGCCGCTGAAATTGCCTTAAAATGGGCACAAAGATACAACGCATTTGTGGTTATTGATATAACAGGTGGTATGGGTGTATCAACCGCAAGGAAGATGCAAGAGTTGGGGTATAAAAACCTTTATATTGATGGTCAAGTATCGACTGACATATGGAAATATGATCCAAAAGCGCAAGAGAAAATACCGGGAATTAATTTCAATAACAAAAGGGTTCAGATTATTGCAACTTTTGAAGAATATATTAGACACGGGTTTAAGATAAGATCATCAAGATTATATAATGAATTACTAACTTTTGTTTATATTAACGGAAGACCCGACCATATCAAAGGACAACATGACGACTTGATTATGTCTGTTGCTATGGCTTTATATGTTGGTGAGAGTAGTTTTTCCAAACTCACAAAGGTGACTGAACAAGCAAAAGCGATGATTGATTCTTGGACGGTAAATGAAAGTGTAAAATATAAAACTGACTTTATGAATCCGAGTGTTCCATCGTATTATGGTCAAACAAATAACGATTCCAATCGAAGTTATAATCAGAAAGACGTAGAGAAATATTTATGGCTCTTCGGAGGAATGAGAAGATAATAATATTGTATTTATTGAAAAAACTACTATTTTAATTACTATGGCACAAACTAATCAACAATATACAATTTGGCAACGACTTTCAAGGGTCTTTGGACCAGATTCCACATTGGATCAACAAGTTCCTCAATACAGGTTTGATAAAAAAGAAATCTTAAGAACCAAATCCAAAGGGGAATACGAGAAGGAAAAACTTCAAGCTCAACAGAGTTTGTATTTGGCAAACCAATGGTCAAAGGTTGAAAACAATCTTTATACCCAAGCCGTCTATTATGAACCAACAAGGTTGGCTTCATATTATGACTATGAATCTATGGAGTTTACACCTGAAATATCAGCAGCTTTGGACATTTATGCTGAAGAATCAACAACTCCAAATGAAAATGGATTTATTCTTCAAATATATTCAGAATCTAATAGAATTAAAAGTATTTTGGCCGACTTGTTCAATAACAAGTTGGATATCAACACCAACTTACCTATGTGGACAAGAAACACTTGTAAGTATGGTGATAATTTTCTCTACTTAAAGATTGATCCTGAACAAGGTGTTGTCGGAGCACAACAATTACCAAATATTGAAATTGAAAGATTTGAGAGAGGTATGGTTGTCAATACCGTTGCAATGAATACCGGTGTTGAAAATACTCACTTAACTTTCACTTGGAAGAATAAAAATTTGGAGTTTAATACTTGGGAAGTTGCTCACTTTAGACTTTTGGGTGACGACTCAAAATTACCCTATGGAACTTCTATGTTAGAAAAAGCAAGAAGGGTTTGGAAACAACTTCTTTTGTCTGAAGATGCGATGTTGATCTATAGAACATCAAGAGCACCTGAAAGAAGGGTTTTTAAAGTTTTTGTTGGAAATATGGATGACAAAGATGTGGAAGCGTATGTACAGAGAGTCGCCAACAAATTCAAGAGAGACCAAATTGTGGATCCTAAGAATGGTAATGTGGATATGAGATATAATCAGATGGCGGTAGACCAAGATTATTTTATCCCTGTTCGTGATCCAAATGCACCAAATCCAATTGATACTTTACCGGGTGCTCAAAATCTGAGTGAAATTGCGGATATTGAATATATTCAAAAGAAATTGTTGACAGCATTAAGAATTCCAAAAGCATTCCTTGGTTTTGAAGAAGTGGTTGGTGATGGTAAGAATCTTTCTCTTTTGGATATTAGATTCTCAAGAACCATCAATAGAATTCAACAAGCGATGATTCAAGAATTGAATAAAATCGCGATTATTCACCTTTATATCTTGGGATTTGAGGACGAACTTAATAACTTCACTTTGGGTCTAACAAACCCATCAACACAACAGGATATGTTGAAGATTGAACAACTTCAATCTAAAATTGCACTTTACAGAGACGCGGTTACTGATCCTGGAAATGGTATTCAAGCGGTATCAGCTTCTTGGGCTAAGAAACACATTCTTGGATTTAGTGATGAAGAAATTAAGCTGGATATTCAACAACAAAGAATTGAAAAAGCTGTAGCTAAGGAACTTGAGGAAACTCCGAATGTAATTACCAAAACAGGTATATTTGACAATATTGACAAGTTATACGGTAATGGAAAACCAAAGGAGGGAGGTGAAGCGGGCGCTGGTGAGGCAACAACACCCGGTGGTGGAGAAACAACAAGTCCTGATTTAGGTGGTTTTGGTGACTTAGGTGGAGGAACTACAACACCCGAACCCGCCGCTGAACCCGCCGCGGAAACTGAAGCTCCTGCAGCCGAAGTAACCCCCGAATCCAAAGAAAGAGACGAAAATTTAATCCTTGAAGATAGTATGTTAAATGGTGTTGTTGAGCTGAATATCAACAAAGCAAAAAAATCTTTACAAGAGATTGATCAAAAATTAAACGAGTTACTAGGATCATAATATTTATTTAGTATGAAAACACTAGGAAGTTATATTACCCAACTTGAAAATGAGTTGTTAGAGGGTTACAAAACAGGAACCTTTAAAAATTCATTTACCAAATTTAAGAATCAGGTTTTAAAAAATAAGAACTTAAAAGAAGCGACAAATATCTATTATGAATTGTCATCCAAAAAAGGATATGACAAAGAATTTAGTGAAATGTTCCTTAATGAATCTATTAATAGACTCAAAGAATTATACAAAAGAAAAGATATTCAAAAGTACTTGTCTGAAGGAGTTAACAATTACGAATCTATTGATAACTTGATTTTTTCCATAAACATAGAAAAAAAGGTTCAGACAAAACTTTCTTTATTGGAGAATCTTCAAAAGAAGGATGAGGTTAACAAAACTATTTATCTTCCTTTGTCTATGCAGATTGACATTGCAAATTCCAAAATCAAACCAATCTTAGAAAGTCTTTCTGAGGAAGAACTTTCCTTACTTAAGGAAATGAAGGAATTAACTGAAGGTGATTTGACAAACTTGATTGAGGAAACAAAGTCTGAAATTATTTCTGTATTTGAGAAAAATACTATAGAAGAGAGTAAATTGGATCAGTTGAAATCAAAGTTGGGATCTTATGATAAGTCCCACCGTTCATTGTTTGAACTCAGAAAATTCTTAAACGAAATAGTTTAATCCTTTTTAAACTTATCGTTAACATAGATGGCCTTTTTCATCTTTTCTCTGTTTTTCACTGAATCCTTAATATATTCTTTATTCTCCCAAAGTTTTTTGTGAACTTTGGTCTTATAAATTTTATATTTATAGGTTTTCAGAGCGGCCTCTATATTTTTTTTATTTACTTCTACTATTATCATAAGTTGTATTTGTAATGATAAATACAAACGAATTTACGAAATTTTGACAATAACCCTTATTTTTATTATGTTTTTCAAAAAATAAACGTTTTTACATATGAAGGGATTTTATGAAGAAGGGAAAATCAATCAAAATTAATGGATTTAAAGATTTTAAAATAAATTATGGTACGGTAGATTTCAAATCTATGAAATCAATTTATTTGGTTATTCAGGCGTGGGTGGAACCAATAACAGATCTTGAATCGTGGTCGTCAGTAGTTAATACATTAAGAAGGGACATAAAACACAAATTATTGGATTCTATAGATCTGAACATATTCAACGGAAGAACAATTGTTGATTTGGATCTTAGAACTTCAGGAATTCAGGAAGGAAAGAGGAGTTTTATGAATTTGGAAATCACATTATTCTTGGATGAATATATTGATTTCAAATCAGAACAATTAAAAAAATCATTAACAACAATTTGTAAGTATATTACAAAAAATAGTTTTAAATCCAACAGGTATTTTTCATTTCATCTTTCAAAGATGGGATCACCCGTTAAAATGTTGGTTTAAATCATATTTATGTATATGATTGAAAAAATTATTAAATTAGCCCATGAAACCGAAAAAAGTCTCGCTGAATTTGTTGAGACTTATTTTGGTGGTAATGTTGAATTTTTATTAAAAAAAATTAAATCAAGTGGGGATTCTGTCCCCATTTTTGTGTTAGTTGATTTATATCGGAAATATCCTATATCAATCTTGAAATATGCGATTTCTATGGGTGACCAAGAATTAAATGACCTTATATTTGAAATATTAGACACACATAGTTTAGGTTTATCAAAGGTTGGTGATGAGTATTTCTATAAGATTGAAAAATTAAAAAACTTTGAAATTTTCTTTGAACATGAAACTAAAGAAGATCTGTGGTTGAGACAAGGGTTTTGGGATATAGATTGTTATGATTATTGGAATGATGTAATATCTTCTGAAAACAAAAAAAATATTGAGAATTTTTCAGAATATGAAAAATCTTCAATTTGTATACTCATAGAAACAGCAATTAAATTTTCAATAAAAGATAAAATAAATTCCAAAATATTTCAGGTAGTTAGTGATTATTTAGGTTTCCCTGATGGATCTGGTGTTCGTAAAGATGGAGAGGGATATATCTTGAATATCACCAAAATGATTTCTAAAATGGCTGAAGATACAAAAGAGTTAATTGAAAAAGGTGAAGTTGACGATTCAACACAATTCATTTGGGACAACGGAATTTTTTATTTAATACGATTTACAACGTATTTAGAGGTTGATTTTGGTACATTAGATGACGAAAACTCAATAAGAAAAGTCTCAAAAGACGTTAATAATTATATTACAACATATTTATCTAGTAAAAAAAAATGAAAGAACAACTAAGAGTACTTGAGGCTCACGAAACCGGTAAAGGTATTTTGGTGGAGCATGATGCAGGATATATCTCACCAAATCACCCTGAAAACGAAAAGGTTATCATGGAATCCAAGTCAATGAGAGATCATTCCAAACCATTTATATTCTATGCTGTTCTTCAAAAGTTTGATACTCCAAATAGAAACGGAAGATTATATCCTGAAAAAATATTAAAAAGAGAAGCTGAAAATTATAAGAGAATGATTCAAAAGGGAACTTCCCTTTCAGAATTGAATCACCCCGAATCATCTATTGTAGATTTGGAAAGAGTCTCACACATTATTGATGATGTATGGTGGGATGGAAATACCTTGATGGGTAAACTCAGACTTCTAACCTCACCAGCGTTTCACGAAACAGGTATTGTTTCTACACCTGGTGACATCGCAGCAAACCTTATGAGACAAGGATGTACGATGGGTATATCTTCAAGAGGGGTGGGGACTTTAAAAAAGAAGGGAGAACAAAATGAAGTACAAGATGACTTTGAACTTATCTGTTTTGACTTAGTTAGTTCACCGTCAACGCCAGGAGCATATCTTTTTGACAAACCCGAAGATAAATTCAACTTTGAAGAAAACATAGAAGAAGAAAGAAATTTAAGAAAACCTGAATCTGAAAAAGGATTAGGTAAGTCTCTTGATTTAATGAACAAACTTTCCGATTTTTTGGGAAGATAAATAATTAATCATGGACGAAAAATATTTCATTGCAAAAATCCAATTTGAAACAGTAGACATTCAAACTGGTAAAACCAAAAAAACAAGAGAGGAGAAATTGGTGAGGGGATTTAGTGTAACCGATGTAGAAGCAAAAGTTACAAAGATTTTTGAAAGTTACACAGAAGATTGGAGAATCACAAGTGTAATAGAAAGTAAAATTAACGAAGTAATTGAGAAGTGAAAAAAGGGGTCAAATGACCCCTTTTTTTATTTAATTTCATTAATATACAAAAAAAGTTAGATTTTTCTATAGATGGGTATATTTATTTAGAAAAATAAATCTACTTAAATAGAAAATGAGTAAAAAAGAAATTTTATTAGACGATACACTCTTACAGTTGAAGAACTTAGAAGAGTCTATTGCAAAAAACACAAAAGGAATACTTGCTTCAGTAATGAAGGAAGAAATCAAGTCTTTGGTAAAAGAATCTTTAGGTGGTGACACCGATGAGATTAAAGAACAAGGTGAGGAAGATGAACTTGATCTTGAACTTGACACCGAAATTGGTGACGAGGGAGAAGAAGAGGAAATCGATCTTGATCTTGGTGATGAAGAGGAAATGGACGTTAACCTTCCTGATGAATTCGGTGACGAGGACTTAGAATCTATGGATGATGAGGAACTTGAAATGGATTTTGAAGATGAAATGGAAGACGAAGATTTAATCGACATCACAAATATGAGTGATGAAGAACTCGTAAAGGTTTTCAAATTGATGGGTGACCAAGATGGTGTTATCGTCCAAAAAGAAGATGACGAAATTCACTTGAAAGATGAAAACGCAGATGTAGAATACGAAATTCAATTGGAAGGTGAAGATCACGAATTGGAGGAAATGATGGATCTTGATGAAATGGAAGATTCTGAAGAGGAATTAGAAGTTTCTGAAATGGAACACATGGACGAAGAAGAAGTGATGTACGAAATTGAATTTGACGAAGAAGAAGACGAAGAAGAAGAGGAAGAAGTTGAGTTAGAAGAAACATACGAAGAGGCTCACGAAGGTGAGGCACACAAAGAAGAAGCCAAGGAAGCGGCTAGAACCTTGGGTAATGGAAAGGCTTTTGGTAGAAAAGGTTTACCAAAACCAAGATCAGCACCTTATCATTTAAAAGTAGAATCTTATGAAAAACAAATAAGTCTGCTCAAAGAAAAGAATGAAGAGTACAAAAAGGCTCTTGACCTTTTCAGAACTAAATTAAACGAGGTTGCGATTTTCAACTCAAATTTAGCTTACGCTACCAGATTGTTCACTGAACATTCTACAACTAAACAGGAGAAAATCAATATTCTTAAAAGATTTGACAACGTAGAGACATTAAAAGAATCAAAAAATCTCTATAAGTCAATTAAGAATGAATTGGTTTCCTCAACAAATGTTGTAACCGAGTCTGTGGTTAACAAAGTTCAAAAAACACCACAAAAAGGTTCAACAAACTTAGTTGAATCTAAAACATACGAGAACGCTCAGTTCTTGAGAATGAAAGATTTAATGAGCAAAATAAACAAATAAACTAAACAAAAAAAAATTAATATGGGAGCATTATTAGAAAGTGGTTTAGTTGGTAACATCGGTCTTAAGCACCTTAAAGTTATCAAAGAAGACACTATAAACAAATGGGACAAACTTGGTTTCTTGGAAGGATTGGGCGGACACCTAAAAGAAAACATGGCTCAACTTTATGAGAACCAAGCATCACACTTAATCAACGAAGCGGCTTCAACAGATTCTTCAGGTTCATTTGAAACTGTTGTATTCCCTATCATCAGAAGAGTTTTCTCAAAACTTTTGGCTAATGATATCGTTTCTGTTCAAGCGATGAACTTACCAATCGGTAAACTTT